AATGATCACGAATTGTTACAGCGCGAGGTGAAGTTGCTGCGGCGCGACCTGCGCTCGGTGTATACGCAGCTCTATTCCCTGGTGGAGCGGGTGAGGCTACTGGAAGCGATCCCTCGACACGACGACGACAACGAGACGCTCGGCGCCATCCGGGACTATTTGCGCAGCAATGAGGCTTATCCGCCGCAAGCGGTCGCGTTCATCGCCAGCCGACTACCCGCCGAATGGCGCGAGTTGGTTAGCTTCCATGGAACTAACAAGGTCTTCACTCTATTGGCAGGCAACAAGAGCGTCCACGACGCAAGAGAGCAGTTGAATGGCCCCGTTTAAGCAGGTTCACGTTCCTGCACACTTGCGCGATCCGAGCTACGTAACGGGACGACCGTCCGAGTATCGCCTGGAATACTGTGAAGCGGTGCAGGAGTATATGGCTAAGGGATACAGCTTGACCGCATTCGCGGGACATATTCGAGTGGCGCCAAAGACGGTTTATGAGTGGATCAAACGCCACAGCGACTTTGGTAATGCTGTTGCCCGCGCGCGCGGTGCTCGTGTTGCAGCCTTAGAAATCAAGCTCTTAGCATCCCGGAAGGGTGCCGAGACTACTGCTGCAGTGTTCGCTTTGAAGAACGCCTGTCCCGATGAATGGCGCGATGTCAGACACACCGAGCACCAAGTCTCGATAGGGCCGAGAGCGCTCACCGATGCCCAGCTGGAAGCCATTGCAGCCGGTCATTCGCCGGCAGATGTCGGCATTATCGACGGATCAGCGACTAGGCTAGGCGAGAAGTGAGACACTCATACCAACGTTAGCTTGCAGCATCGCACTGCACAATGAGATTTCAGGTACTTAGGTGCCAGTTTGTTTCGTCGGAACCACCCGGAGGGGGAAAAATCCCCGGCCGAAGCATGCTTATTTATACAACCCCCCCTACAAATCCGCGGCACTTTTAAACTTCGCCCCCTATAAATCCGCGCTGTTTCAAAACTTCGGCTGTTAACAAATCCGAGTAACTGTGATGGACAAGGAAGCTCGATTACGTGAACTCCGTGAACTCGGTGATGTTCACAGTGTTAACAATGTCAACAAAACTGTTAACACCGATGTTGACGTTATGAAGTATCTTGATGCGTTAAGACGCAAGGCGACCACGATCGAGGAAGTGGACATTATCGATCTGATCATGCGCTGTTTGTTTTACGAGGGGAAAAACAAGGTCACCGGGCGCATTCATGGCGATCCGGTTCGCGATTGCGATACCGCTGTTGTGGAAGCCGAGGCCGAAACGCCCAATGACGACAAGACCGATCGCAAGGCCTATCACCGCGAGTACATGCGCAAGCGAAGGGCGAAAAATGCGTGAAACGACGCTTCCTCCGAAAGGGGCCTTTAAGGGCAATAAGGGCAAGGTGCCGTCCGACAAGGAATTATTCCGGCTCGTTCTTAAAGCCAAGTCCAAATCCGCACTTGCCCGCAAGCTTAAGCGAAAGAGAGGCTGAGATGCAGGTGGTATTGACGGTGAACGTTCCGCAGGTTCTGGCCAACCAGCCGCAGGCTTTGATCGCGGACCGGATGCAGAAGGCGGCGGACAAGCTGGTATTCTGGAATTCTGCTCCGCCGACGCCGCTGACGGTGACCGATAGCCAGGGCAACACGCTGTATTCCTGGGTGGTGACGGTGACGTAAGCTCATTGGTATTGTTTCAGATCACCGCTGGCTTTCAGCATTTCGTGGACGGCGCAGCAACGGCCCGCCGTATCGATCGGGTCCAGACCGTCAGCTTCGACCAGCACGGAGAACACCGCCGCGAACACGTGCATGCGGGATTCTCCTGGCAATTCGCCCAGTCGTTGCACGATGTCGTTGACGGCATCGATTTTCTCTTTGGCAGTCATGGTTTCCCCTTGATCTCTTGCACCAGCCGCTCGACCTCGGCCTTCTTCATCAAAAGCTGAACATTGCCGGTGGGCTTTCTCTGGATATCGAGTATCCGGTACAGCCTTAGCTCCAGCCTGGGCGGAAGGCAGGAATCATTGTTGATGATTTCCATCATGTCTTCATGCGTCAACGTCTGGAAGAATTCTTTGGGCACTTTCTGCATGGTTTCCCCCTTCGATCAGTCACCGCATCATAGGGATCACAGTATGTGCTTCACGCTGGAATGGATCAAGCAGCTGCTGATCAACATCGTCATCATCGGCGCCGTGATCGCGGTGTTGAGGCTATTGATCCCGTGGGTGCTGGAATTCGTAGGGATTTCCGCAGGCCCGATCATGCAGATCATCAATATCATATTGGTGGCGATCGTGGTGATTTTCCTGATCGTGGTGGTGTTCCAGTTGTTGGGCTGTCTCGGTGGTTTTCACTGGCGCGGCGATACCGGCAGGCATTTATCCACTTTCTATCCACCGCTGATTACGCTTCCCGTCTTGCTGGCGTAATTATTACGGTGTAGCACTTGATGGTACTGAACATCCTGCCCCCAGGATGGCAGTACCCGACAGGCATCCCCGCAGTCTCCCTTCCGCACCGGTTGCGGGGATGTCCTTCCCCGGCTCGCAAGTCAGCGATGCCGCGGAGTCAAGCCATGCTCGAAAACGATGTCTCCAGTTTCAACCTTACTTGCCCGTTCTGCTACCGCAAGATTTCAAGGGTCAGGTCGGCAGGCGATCAGTCGCCGCACCGCGGCGATTACCTGTTCTGTACCTGTGGCAGGGTCGGGGTACTGGCGGATCGCAGGTCTCACAGATGGGGCTGGTATGTCCGCAGGCCGACCCCTAGCGAGCGGATGAGGATCGCGGCAATGCGCTCTCACTGAGGCTGAAGTGGGCGAACCAGAGATGGCGACCGATCAGGAAATGACCATCGTGGACGTGATCCACGCCGCGCTGGATAGATTGCCGGTATCGATGGCGATCACGATACTCACAGGAATTTACGCCGAACTCTGCAGCGAGAGCGGGGTCAGCAAAGAGCGGGCTGTGGGATTTCTGGAACGAAGATACGAGGAATATGACGAAATGATCAAATCAGACAAAAAGGAGAATTGAAATGCAGCCGTTTCTTGCGCTGATCACCCCGCTTGGTGGAGGCAGTGAGCCGGGCATGCCGACCCATCCCATCGCCCCTGGTGGACCGCCGCCGCAGGTGTGGCCAGGTCCAGGTTATCCGGCGCATCCCATTGCACCGGGTGGTCCGCCTCCCGGAATTTGGCCATCTCCAGGACATCCCGCGCATCCGATTGCTCCAGGTGGTGGTCCCTCGCATCCGATCGTGATTCCTCCCGACGCCATCGCTCCGGGAGTGCCGACGCACCCGATTTACATCCCGGTGTATCCGGCACATCCGATCGTGATTCCTCCGGGTAGCCTCGGTGGTGGCAAGCCGGAGCATCCGATTTACCTGCCGCCGGGCATCTGGCCTAGTCCAGGCCACCCGGCGCATCCGATCGTGATCCCTCCCGACGCGGTTGAGCCCGGCGTGCCCTCGCACCCGATCGTGATCCCGCCGCCGCCACTGGGCATCTGGGGCGGTGGAAACGAACCGTTCCCGACGCCGCCGATCTTCCTGCCGCCAGACAGTCCGGATCGCGAGAAGCTGATCGAATGGCATATCGGCTGGAGCGAGAACACGGGATGGGTGGTGGTCGGCGTGCCCAATCCGCCGCACCCGGTGCCATCGAAGTAACCTGATTCGCTATTTGCGATATCATCATGCTCGACCGCGAGACTTGCGCCCAGGAATTTCTGGAGCGCAAGCAGGTCCGCAACTCACTGACGCGGTGGTGCATATATAATGGCTATCAGCCGGCCAGACACCACCGCCTGATCATCGACAAGCTGGAAAGCGTGGCTCGCGGCGAAATTCTCCGTCTCGCGCTGTTCCTGCCGCCAGGTTCTGCGAAGAGTACCTATACCAGTGTGCTGTTTCCGCCATGGCTGCTCTGTCAGGACCCCAAGGCATTGATCCTGGCCGCTTCCCACACCACCGAGCTGGCCGAACGCTGGGGCCGAAGAGTCCGCAACATCATCGCCGACCATGCGCTCACCCTCGGCATCAAGCTAAGCGACGACAACCAGGCCGCCAACCGCTGGTCGATTGAAACAGGCGGCGAATATTACGCTGCCGGCGCCAATGTCGGCATCGCCGGATTCCGGGCGCTGTATGGCCTGATCGATGACCCCATTCGCTCGAGGCAGGATGCAGATTCCTCTCTGGTACGCGACCGTCTGTGGGATTGGTATCTCAATGATTTTCGTCCCCGTCTGGTACCCGGCGCTCGCCAGGTCCTGATTCAAACCCGATGGCACGAGGACGATCTGGCGGGGCGAGCGCTTAATCACGAGCCATGGCATGTCGTATCCCTCCCAGCACTGGCAAAGCCCGATGATACTCTGGGCCGAAGCGTGGATGAGCCTCTATGGTGCGACGATGACTACGGCTATGGTGCTCAACTGCTTGGCCTTAGGGACACTACTCCACCACGAGTCTGGTCCGCGCTGTACCAGCAGGCCCCGGCCCCGGATGAGGGTGATTTCTTCAAGGAAGAGTGGCTGAAACCCCGTGATATCATACCACACCATTCGACTCTGCGAGTGTACGGAGGTTCCGACTACGCCGTCACATCAGGCGGTGGGGATTATACCGTCCACATCGTCGTTGGGATTGATCACCTTAACAACATGT